ATCAAAAGACTACATTGAGTTATTGATGAACTTTGTCAATTCCTGGCTCGCGGAAGTTTGGGAAGAGAAGATTGAAGAAACGACAGTTGATAGAGTGCGTAATCTTGCCCGGGATTATGACGAAGGAATTGTGCCTGATGATGTCTTGGTATTGACGGCTGGCGTGGATGTGCAGAAGGATCATTTTTATTTCGTGATTAGAGGATGGGGATATTACGAGGAATCGTGGCTTATCCGGGCCGGACGCGTTGAATATTGGGAGGACGTCGTAGAGGCTCTGTTTAAGACGGAATACAAAAGATTGGATTCGGATGAAACACTCGCAGTTTACATGTCATGTATTGATTCGGGATTTAGGACCGATGAGGTATATCGTTTCTGCCGTCACTGGGCCGACAGGTCAAAGGCGGTGAAAGGCGTTGAGGAGATAAGCGGAGGCCGGTTCTACCGAGCAAACAAAATAGATATCAATTCACGCACAGGGGCTGTTATTCCCGGCGGGCTTGTCTTATGGCATCTGAATGTTACACAGTATAAAGACAAAATAAACCGTTTGGTCATTTCAAAAAATCCCTGCAAGTGGCATATCTTCAGGAATCCAAGTGAAGATTATCTTTTGCAGTTTACATCTGAACACAAGATTTTGATTCGAAACAGGACAACCGGCCGCGCGAAAGAGGTCTGGCAGAAAAAGAGAGAAGCATCCGCTAATCACTATCTGGACGCGGAGGTTTACGCTTTGGCCGCGGCTGATATCATCCGGGCCTTGAACATGCGCAAAGACGATGGAGCGAGAGTTCATCAGCAAATACCGACTGACGTTACAAATGCTAAAGAAAACTGGATACGCAGGCGGGAAGGGTCCTGGCTTTAATGGGCAAATGGCTTGAGCGAAAACCAAACTGGCTAAAAGATTTAAACAGCGCAGAGCAAAACATTCAGAGAGAAAAACCTTTCGGCCGGCCGTCCAATGATTCGGGAGATTATGGCGTGCACTTCATACCGCTTAAATGCCCCAAGTGCAGGAGTAAAAATGTCCGCTGTTATTCGAGTCATCCGCCCATTCGTTATCATATTTGTAACAAATGTGGGCATAATTTTAAGTCGCTCGAGGTTGAAACCGATAAATGACTTTTTACTAATTTGTAGTAACGACCCTCTTGTCAAAAATATAGTATGTAGTAATATTGATTTAGATATCTGCGCGAAGAAGTCGGCCACTTCTTGAAGCGCGCCCAATAGCTTTATTAAGCCTGTTACCGTTCGAACGGCGGTAGCGGGCTTTTTTATTGGGCAAAACAAAATGGAGTGCAGCGTGGCACCTACAAAACAGGAGATGCTCGAAAACGTAGAGATTGCAATTAACGCTCGCATGACCGGCGGAGCAGTGCAGTCTTATTCGATTAACGGGAGAAACCTTCAATACATTACGCTAAGTGAACTGCTTAAACTTCGGGATCAGTTGCGCAGGGAAATCGCAGGATCAAACGACACGACTACTTATGCATCTTTCAAGGAGCCGTCATGAAGAAGATTTCCGAGAAATTATCAGAAAGACTAGACGGTATCATTTCGTTTTTCTCGCCAAGGGCCGGTTTTAAGAGACGTATGTATCGGCAGGCAATCAGTGTTTCAGAGTCGTTTAGTTCTTACAAAGGTGCTTCAAGATCAAGGCTCAGGTCTAGTTGGTTTCCTGGCGGAGGTTCGGCAGATGAGGACTTGTTACCTGAATTAAAAGACATCCGCGAACGCAGCCGCGATTTAAATCGAAACGACGCGCATGCATCAGGAATCACCGGCACAATGACCACGAACGTTGTCGGCTCAGGGATAAGACCGCAGTCGAGAGTCGATAAGGAATCGCTTGGACTAGATGATAGCGCTGCAAATGGTTTTCAGAAGAATGCCGAGAGAGCTTGGAAGAACTGGCTTCCTTTTGCTGATGCTGGCAACCGCATGGATTTTTACGAAATCCAGCAGCTCGTTGACAGACAGATTTTGGAAAATGGCGAAGCGATCATTATCCCGACGATGCTTAAGGATTCGGAGAGGCCGTATTCCCTGGCGTTGCAGATTGTTGAATCTGACCGGCTTGATACACCGCCCGGCATGCAGGGAGATAAGGCTATTAGGTCAGGTGTTCGGATCGGCGAAAAAGGCGAGCCGATTTCATATTTCATTCAGAAAACGCATCCCGGTGATATAAGATTTACGAAAAAGACTGAACGGGAATTTATCGAGATTTCCGCCAAGAACGAATATGGACGCAAGAATATTTTTCATTTGTATTACGTCATACGCTCAGGACAGACAAGAGGCGTTCCTTTCTTTGCGCCGGTTCTTACCTATTTCAAGGACTTAGCAGAATACGCCGAGGCTGAACTTGTGGCGGCAAGGATAGCCGCATGTTTTTCGCTTTTTATCACCTCGGAAGCGTCCATGGACGTTGCGGTTAATGCCGCATACGACAAAAATTCTTCAGGGCAGCTTATCGAGTCATTAGAGCCCGGGATGATCAAGCATCTTTTGCCCGGAGAAAATATTACCTCGTTTAATCCGCAAAGGCCGGGAGCGACTTTTGAACCGTTTGTGGAGAGGATTTTAAAAGCGATCTCTGCTGCTCTGGGTCTGCCGTATGAGCTGGTGGCCAAAGATTTCTCAAAGACGAATTACTCAAGCGCCCGGGCGGCGTTACTTGAAGCACGCAGATATTTTAAAATGAGACAAGAGTGGCTTGCTCGTAAACTTTGCCAGCCAGTCTGGGAAATGCTTTTAGAAGAAGCCTATCTTCGCGGAGAAATTCAAGCAGAAACATTTTATGAAAACAAACGTTACTGGACAAATGCCTCATGGATTGCGCCGGGATGGGAATGGGTTGACCCCTTAAAAGAAGCACAAGCGGCAGAGGTTGGATTAAAGAACGGCATTGTCACTTACTCTGATCTTTATGCGCAGGAAGGCAAAGACTGGGAAGAAAGTTTTGAGCAGCGTAAGCGCGAGCAGGACAAGATTAAAGAATTGGGATTACCGGAGAACGTCAATGAAACGAAACCAAAACCAAAACAAGAAGCGGCGGTCAATCAAGATACGCAAGCTGATTAGGGTAGGTCATATTAATCAAATGGCCATGCCGCAGGAATTGGATATTCGGATAGGAGAGCCAAATGGCAAATAAGGACATTCTTTTTCGCACGGATATAGCAAGAGCTGGCGGTGTCCGGGTTAGCAGGAATAACGAGGTAATCGAAGGTTTTGCAGTTGTCACCAAAGGTGTCACGCATGATGAAAGGGGGGAGTTTGATGATTCGGCATTAGACAAAATTGTTGAGCTGGGGAATCAGTTAAAGATGGGGATCAAGTCAAGGTTTGGCCATCCCAATATGAGTTCAACTGCCCTCGGGACGTTTTTGGGCAGGGTGAAGAATTTTAGGCGCGAGGGAACGATAGTCCGGGCGGATCTACATATTGACCAGACCGCGCACAAAACACCCGATGGGGATTTAGCTGGTTATGTCATGGAGCTAGCGGAAAGCGATTCCGACGCATTTGGTTCTTCCATGGTCATACATTGGGACGAGGAATATCGGCAGGAAAAAGACGGATTATTAACAAAGGATGAAAAGGGAAATGTTTTGCCGCCCCTTATCCGCGTGAAGAAATTGATGTCGGTGGATATTGTTGACGATCCGGCAGCGAATAACGGCCTTTTCGGTATGCCGTTTTTCTCAGGAACAGTCAAACCGTCGGCTGAAATGACGGTATTCCTGGACAGATTTTTGAGTGAGCCGGAGGCCGTCGAGAGGGTAGTTGCATTTTTGGAGAGGTATCGCACGAATAAGGATGAATTTCAGACCATTTTAAAAACACAGGAGGTGAGAACCATGTTTGAGAATTTAACGCTAGAGCAGTTAAAAAAGGAACGGGCTGATATTTTTGATTCCATCTTTAAGTCAGGAACCGATGAGGGAGTCAAAAAGGGCGGTGAGTATGGGCAGAAGCTTGAAAGAGAGCGGGCGGTGTCAATCTTAAAGAAAGCAAAAGTTTTCAAGGATATGAATGAGCTTGCGCTTGCCGCGGTTGAGAACGGCCTGTCTTTGGATCAGGCCACGATCAGTTTCCAGGATAAGCAGCTTGCGGGTCTGCAGAATGCAGCAGCGCCGGGCGTTGGTCCTGACAGCGATGAGGAAAAAGGCAAGAAGCCTACGACTCATCTTGAAAAGGCTCGCGTCTATAGGCAGGAGCATAATTGCAGCATGACCGAGGCATTGAAGGCCACGGCAGAGAAAAGGAAACAATAAAAACCTAAAAGGAGGAGAAAGATGTCACAGTTCAATATCGGATCAAAGGCATTTGTGGCGGGCGAGGCATTGGAAGCATATCGCCGGGTTAAGTTAAGCGCAGGAAGCGGAACACAGGTCGAATATGCGGACGCCGGTGAAGCGTTTATCGGTTTTACCGCAGCCGCGGCAGCACAGGGCGAGATGGTATCCGTTGATTTAAAGACAACCGGCAGGACGTTCAAGGTTGTTGCAAACGGAGCTATTGCTGTGGCTGGGAACTTTTACGGTGCAAACGATGGCAAGGTGAGCGCTACAGTAAGCGGTTCAATTCAGGGTCGTGTGCTGGAAGCATCGGCGAGCGACGGAGAAGTTATCGAAGGGCTGTTGTTGTAATTAACCATTAAAGGACAGGAGGAATAACATGGGAGTTGATTATCAGGGTTCAAGAGCAGTACCGAGGTTAGAGTTGGGTGAGGCGGCGATTGAGTTTATTCAAGCTCAGGATGAGTTTATCGGGACTCAGGTGCTTCCAATTTTCCCGACTAAGAAAAAGGCAAGTATCTTTCCTGCCATCACAAGGGAGAGTATTACGCGCGAAGCAGACACGAAGCGTGCGCCGAGAGGCAACTATAACAGAGACGGATTCCAAGCAAAGGATAAGCAGTATAACTGCGAGGAATACGGTCTTGAAGGGCCTCTTGATGATAGCGAGAGAAGTCTTTATGCAACTGACTTCGATGCAGAGCTTACTACGGTGCAGATCATCACGCGCCGGGTGCTTCAGGCTCAGGAAAGACGTATTGCTGGTGTCGTGTTTAACCCAACCACCTTTGTCGGACCTACGCTCTATACTGACAATTCAGGCGCGCCTTGGGACAATCCAAGTTCTGATGTTCCGGTGCAGGTGCGGGCAGCGCGGGAAAGGGTAAGGGCAAACTGCGGCATTGATCCGAACACGCTTATCTGTAGCAAGGCCAATATCGATCGGCTGCTTTCCAATAACAGCATCAAGGATGCGATTAAATATGTGGCCAGACTTACCGAGGCAGAGATACTTAATGCCCTCGCTGATATCCTTGGTATTCGCAGGATTCTTGTAGGCAAAGGTATCTACAATACTGCGAAGGAAGGCAAGCCTTTCGCCAGCGCGGATATCTGGAATGACGATTACGCGATGGTGGCAATTATCGGAGATTCGCAGCGGCTTTCCGACCCAAGTGTCGGAAGGGTGTTCTTGTGGAGTGCCGACAGCCCGGAGAACGCAACCGTTGAGCAATATCGTGACGATGCAGCAAGAAGCGATATCTTCCGCGTAAGACAGCACGTTGATGAATTGATCATCGATCCGTTTTTTGCGCATTTGATGAAAGTCGACGCTTAATAATCGTCTGAACAAGCAATACGCCGGGGGACTATTGAAAGTCTCCCGGCAAAGCTTGGGAAGGAGGGCTATGGCTTTCAAATCGGATTTAGCGCAGGATGCGGCAAAGACATTTTTAAACTCGGAAGAGTTCGCCGAGGATATTACTTACACGCCCAAAGGCGGCGTTGCGAAAGTTATCAAAGCGGTTGTGAACCGCAAGCGTATAGACCCTGCCTCTGAGGATGCGGGCCGCATTCTCATAAACCAATGCGAGATATTTATTGCCAATGATGCTGTGAGCGGTATCGCGTCTATTAACAAAGGCGGGGATTTAGTTTCACTTGCTGAGGTTATCGGCGGGCCTTTAGTTAATTGGGTAGTTGCGGATATTCTAGTGCAAGACGAAGGGGCGTGGCAGTTACTTTTACAAAAATGAGCGAACTTAGGTTAGAGATAAACACAAAGAATTTAGAGCGGGCTATCAGGCTTTTCCCGAAAGAGCTTAAATACGAGCTTGGCGACGGCATGGATCACATCAGCCGAAAATTCTTGAAGATTTTTCGCCAGACTCGGCTTCAGGGCCCTCCGGGGATACGGGCTCATCCGCATGGGATATTTACG